GATTATGAATATGAATTTCTAGATAGTAAATTTTACGGAACACCTTTTGAAGAGAATGGTTTTGTATCATTAGAAGGTGTTAAAGATTATATGAATAAAATATCTAGATATGAACCAAGACCATATCAGATAGAAGGAGTATTTGACGCATTAAAGTATAATAGAAAATTATTAGTATCACCAACAGCATCTGGTAAATCGTTAATGATATATACGATTACCAGATATATGGTAGAAAAAAATAAAGATGTATTATTAGTTGTTCCTACTACCTCTCTTGTAGAACAAATGTATAAGGATTTTATAGAGTATGGTTGGGATGTTGAAAAGTATTGTCATAGAATTTATGCTGGTAAAGAAAAAGAAAGTACCAAATCAGTAACAATCACAACATGGCAATCCATTTATAAATTGGAAGCACCTTTCTTTAAAAGATATGGATGTGTAATTGGCGATGAGGCTCATCTATTTAAGTCTAAATCACTTGTCAAGATTATGACTAAGTTGAGAGATGCAAAATATAGATTTGGATTTACAGGAACATTAGATGGAACTCAAACTCATAAATGGGTATTGGAAGGTTTGTTTGGCCCTGCATATAAAATAATTCGTACAGATGAATTAATTGAAAAAGGCCATCTTGCAAAATTAGATATTAAGATATTACTAATTAGACATGATCCTCAGAAGTTTGAAACCTATGAAGATGAAGTTCAATTTATAATTCAAAATGAAAAACGTAATAACTTTATTAAAAACCTTGCTTTAGATTTAAAAGGAAATACTTTATTACTTTATAGTAGGGTGGAAACCCACGGTGAAATACTTTTCAATATGATAAATAATGTTAAGGAACGTAAGGTTTTCTTTGTTCATGGTGGAGTAGAAGCTAATGAAAGGGAAGAGATACGTGAAATCACTGAACAACAAGATAACGCTATTATCGTTGCCTCTTACGGAACCTTCTCAACTGGAATTAACATTAAAAATCTACACAATGTCATCTTTGCTTCCCCTTCAAAATCAAGAGTAAGAAATCTTCAATCAATAGGAAGAGTTCTTAGGAAGGGTGATCGCAAAACTAGTGCAACTCTTTATGATATTGCAGATGACACAACATACAAGTCTCAAAAAAATTACACATTAAATCATCTTATAGAACGAGTTAAAATATACAACGAAGAAAATTTTAATTATGAAATAGTTCCAATTAATATGAAACAAAAATGAAGACCAAGTATGCAACAATAAAATTATTAACAGGTGAGGAAATATTCTCTCAGGTGGAAGAGTTTATAGATGGAGAAGAAAAACATTTAGTTCTTATGGATCCTGCTATTGTTAAACAACTTCCAGCAAAACAAGGGCCATTTGCTTTGTATCGTATAGAACCTTGGTTAAAATTATCTGACGAACGTATTTTTATGATTGAATTGAAACATATAATATACTATGCTAGATCTAATGATCAGGAAAAGATAACAACTTATAAACGATGGGTAAAATCACTAAATAAAGAAACTGCAGAAAAAGATTCCAAAGTAGGTATATCTTCCTCTTTAGGATTTGTTTCTAAAGTTAATGACACTAGAGAATCTCTAGAGAAATTATTTAAAGATTCTTAGTAATATCCCTTTCAACCCTGGCAGAGTTATTGTACTTGTTTTCCTTTCGCTTGTCAAGCGGTTGAATAAGTGGTATAATATTAATGTGGTTATGAAGAAAATTAAATGTATTCTGTAATGGCTAAAAGAAAGCGATCCGAACATTATGTAAATAATAAAGAATTCCTTGCTGCCATAGTTGAATATAAGAAAAGTGTTGCAGAAGCTGCAGAACTTGGGAAAACAAAACCACGTATTACAAATTACTTGGGTTCTTGTTTTTTAAAGATAGCTACTCATCTTTCTTATAAACCCAACTTTGTCAACTACATGTTCAAAGACGATATGGTGTGCGATGGAATCGAAAATTGCGTTCAATATATACATAATTTTGATCCTGAGAAATCCTCGAATCCTTTTGCTTACTTTACGCAAATTATTCATTACGCATTTCTCCGCAGGATACAAAAAGAAAAGAAACAACTTGAGATCAAAACAAAGATAATTGAAAAGTCAGGTTATAGTGAAGTGTTTAGTGACGATGGTATGATGGCTGGATCGGAAAGTGATTATAACACAATTAAAGATAATATCAACTATCGCTATAATAATGGATGAAAATAGCTATAATAACAGACCAGCACTTTGGTGCAAGGAAGGGGTCTAAACTTTTTCATGAGTATTTTAAACAGTTTTATGATAATATTTTCTTTCCTACCTTAGAGGAGGAAGGTATCACTACTGTTGTTGATATGGGTGATACTTTTGATAATAGAAGAGGTATTGATTTCTGGGCTTTAGATTGGGCTAAAGAACATTACTTTGATAGACTTAGAGATATGGGCATTACTGTTCATACTATTGTTGGTAATCATACCGCATACTATAAAAATACTAATGAGATTAATACTATAGGTTTATTATTAAGTGAGTATGAAAATATTATTTGTTATGATAAAGCTACAGAGGTAAAATTAGATAAGTTAAAAACACTATTGATACCTTGGATTAATCCAGAGAATCAAGAAGAGACACATGACATTATAAACAATACAAAATGTAATGTAGCCATGGGTCATTTAGAACTTACTGGATTTAATGCCAATAAGTATGTTGTAATGGAACATGGTGCAGATAGAAGTATATACGAAAAATTTGATCAAGTATTCAGTGGACATTATCATACAAGATCACAACAAGATAATATTCATTATTTGGGCAATCCTTATGAGATATATTGGACTGATGTAGATGATGAGAGAGGATTCCATTTATATGATACAGATACTTTAGAGTTAACTCCAATAAGAAATCCTTATAAGATGTTTCATAATGTGTATTATGAAGATAGTCCTTATCAACTCATTGATACAACTAAGTATAAAGATAAAATTATTAAAATTATTGTAAGAAAGAAATCAAGCACATCTGAATTTGAAAAGTTTGTTGATAAATTTTATAGTTCCAATGTATATGATGTAAAGATAGTAGAGAATTTTGATTTTATTGGATATTATGATGTTGAGGAATTTGAGAGTGAGGAAAGTGAAGACACTATTAGTATATTAAATAGATATATTGATGAAGCTGAGGTTTCTCTTGATAAATCTATTGTTAAGAATTTACTTAAAGAGGTTTATATGGAGGCCTGTGAGGTAGAGTGATGTTCATTCTTTCTGTAAGAGGTAAATCTAAAGAAGAAGGTGCATATGCTGTTGAAGATGAAAACGGACAGAAGGTGTTATTTTTGTTTGAAGAAGAAGACGATGCTGTTCGTTATGCAATGATGATGTCAATGAGTGATGAAGAATATCCAGCTCTTGATGTTACTGAAGTTCCTGATGAGGTTGCCATAAACGCCTGTGAGGCGTATGATTATCCCTATGTGGTTATTTCATCTGATGATTTGTTGATTCCCAAAAACTATGATAAAATTTGAAAATATAAGATGGAAAAACTTATTGAGTACTGGTAATCAATGGACTCAAATAGATTTTACAAAATATAGTAGCACGCTTATAATCGGTACTAATGGTGCTGGTAAGAGTACCATATTGGATGCACTTACCTTTGTACTTTTTAATAAACCATTTCGTAAGATTACTAAAGGTCAACTAGTTAATTCTACTAATGAAAAGGATTGTAGAGTTGAAGTCGAATTTGGTATTGGGACAAGAGAATATAAAGTAGTTCGTGGTATTAAACCAGCTGTATTTGAAATATGGGTGGATGGTAAGATGTTGAATCAAGATTCAGCAGCTAATGATCAACAGAAGAATCTTGAAAATAATATCCTTAAGTTAAATTATAAGTCATTTACACAGATAGTTGTACTAGGATCAAGTGCTTTTGTTCCTTTTATGCAATTAAATAATACTCATCGTAGAGAAGTCATTGAGGATCTTTTGGATATTAGAATATTCTCTGCCATGAATTCTGTTATTAAAGATAAGATTCGTAAGATAAGGGATGATGTAAAAGTTTTAACTCTTAAGAAAGAAAGTTTAAATGATAAAGTTAATATGCAAAAGGAGTTTATTGAAGAAATTGAGAATAGAGGTAAGGAAAATATAACTGAAAAGAAAGAAAAACTTACTGTACTTTTAGATGAGTCTGATCAACTAAATTCATCTAATCAGAATCTTGAGGATGAAATAAGAACATTAACTATAAGTCAAGAGAAGGTAGCTGGTACTGGTGATAGGTTGTTAAAACTTAACAATCTTAAGGGTAAAATTACTCAAAAAGTATCCAGTATTACCAAAGAACATAAGTTTTTCACAGACAATGCGGTATGTCCTACCTGTACTCAAGATATAGAAGAATCATTTAGATTAAATAGAATTGCTGACGTTCAAAATAAATCAGAGGATCTCAGAGAAGGCTTGAAAGAGCTTGAGGAGACTATAAAGTTGGAAGAGGATCGAGAACGTCAGTTCACACAATTAACTAAGGAGATTACTAAACTAACACATGGCATTTCTAAAAACAATACAAAGATTTCTGGATTCCAGAGGCAGATCAGTGATATTGAATCAGAAATTCAGAGACTTACCAGTCAACTTGCGGATAGAAATACTGAGCATGAGAAGTTAAGTAATCTAAGAGAAGAGTATAATACCACTTTTGAAAAATTAGTTGAGAGAAAAGATGATGTTAGTTATAAAGATTTTGTTTATAACTTATTAAAGGATGGTGGTGTTAAGACTAAAATAATCAAAAAATATCTTCCATTAATTAATCAACAAGTAAATCGTTACTTGCAGATGATGGATTTTTATATCAATTTTAAATTGGATGTGGAGTTTAATGAAACTATTGAATCTCCTATTCATGAAGATTTTTCTTATGCTTCATTTTCTGAAGGTGAGAAGATGAGAATTGATTTGGCACTTTTATTCACATGGAGGGAAGTTGCTGCATATAAAAATTCAACAAATACTAATCTTCTTATCATGGATGAAGTATTTGATAGTTCATTGGATGGATATGGAACAGATGAATTTCTTAAAATAATTCGTTATGTAATTAAAGATGCAAACATCTTTATAATATCTCATAAAGAAGCACTTCATGATAAGTTTGAGAGTGTTATACAATTTGAGAAAGTAAAGGGATTTAGTAGGATGATTTCATGAAAGTATTAGTTACAGGACATGAAGGTTTTATAGGCAGTCATGTTTATTCTCATTTAAAAGAACTTGGTTTTGATGTTCGGGGTATTGATTTTCCTGTGGACATTGCTAATTTTGGAGAGTATTATGATCTCTACGAACCACAGTTTGATGTAGTTATTCATCTTGCAGCATTTGCTGCACTTAGGGATAGTATTGAAAATCCAGATAAGTTCTGGGAGAATAATGTGATAAAGTCTCAACCTATATTTGATTACTGTAGAAAATTTAATATAAGATTATTATATGCAAGTTCTGCTGGAGCTCATGGATGGTGGCAGAATCCTTATGCAATTACTAAAAAGGTAAATGAAGTACAAGCACCACCTAATAGTGTGGGTATGAGATTCTTTAATGTATGGTCAGAGAAGGATAGTAGAGAGGATATGCTTTATAGAATGTTACAGGACAATACTGCAAAATATCTTACCAGACATAAAAGAGATTGGATACATGTGGATGATGTTGTTAGAGCTATATGTTTCTTAATACCTAGTACATTTACAGGGCCTATAGATATTGGTACTGGCCAGACCACATCAGTATTGGAACTTGCTGAAAGGATGGGAATGGGTCATTTACCCATCAAAGAAGATACGCCAGGCGAGCCAGACAGTTTGTGTGCTGACACAAGGGACTTGTTTTCTTTGGGTTGGTACCCTACAATAAATATATTGGATGCGATTTAGCCCATGAAACATAGTGACTTAGATGCACTAGACGAATTTCTTTACAAAGAGGAGAAGAGAAATGGCACGCCACAAAATCTGGGAAAGTGGCAGGAAACCACATCGTCGCCCAGACAAGGGGAAGAAAAAACCACAAGCGATGCGTCAGGCACGTAAAAGGTTAGCCCACTTTAAAAAGCTGCACACAAGACCCTCTGGCCCACGCCGAGGGTCTTATAATAGCCATATACCGAAAGAGATCTATGCCTGTTAAGTTTGAAATCAAAGATCAATTAGCTAAACTTTTGGCTACAGAAGATCTTGTAGTAGAACATAAAGATGTATCTACCGCCTCCTTTAATGTGGATAACAGAGTTTTAATTCTACCTAATTGGAATAAGGCTTCTAACAATGTTTATGATATGTTGGTTGGTCATGAGGTAGGTCATGCATTATATACTCCGAATGAAGATATTAGTAAGTATTCAGCACCACAGAGTTATATCAATGTTACTGAGGATGCACGTATTGAAAAATTAATTAAACGTAAATTTCCAGGCTTGTCTAAGAATTTCTATAAGGGATATTGGGAACTTAATGAACAGGATTTCTTTGAACTTGAAGGTGTAGAACTTGAAGAGTTAGCTTTAATTGATCGTATTAATCTTTACTATAAGGGTAATACAGAGGTACAGTTTTCAGACGATGAAAAAATATTTGTAGAAAAAACTGGTAAGACAGAAACTTTTGAAGAGGCATGTAATATAGCTGAAGAGATACATTCATATACTAGATCATTAGAATCTGGGAAAGGGGAACAAGAACAAGTATCAGAAATAGAAGTAGAATCTGAAATGGAAGAAGATGATAATATTTCTGGAGATCAGGGTGAAGGAGAAGAAGGTGATGGCCGTCCTGATATAGGTGAAGATAATACTCAATATGATGATATGACAGATGAAAAATTGTTAGATGAATTAAATTCAGATCCTGTTGGTGGTCAGTCATATAAACAAATAGAAGAAGGTATGACTGATAGGAATTTCAAAGAAAATATAGAAACTTTAGTAGGTCAAAGTACAGGTAGAGAATCTACTTACTTACAGATACCATCAGTTAAGTTAGAATCTGTTATTGTTTCAACTAAAGAAGTCTGGGATTACTTTGATACAAAGAATAAAGAAAGAGTTGCAAACGCTGTTGAGTATGGTTATAATGGTCGTTATTGGGATCCTCATTTTAATTTAAAAGATGAGTATGAAACATTTAAAAAATCAGCTAAAAAGGAGGTAAACTATCTTGTTAAAGAATTTGAATGCCGAAAGTCTGCAAGTGCTTACGCTCGTTCTACTACTGCTAGGACTGGAGTTCTTGACACAGCGAAACTTCACACTTATAAGTTTAACGAGGATATTTTCAAGAAAGTAAATATAATTCCTGAAGGTAAAAATCATGGATTAGTTTTTATATTAGACTGGTCTGGTTCAATGCAACACGTTATAAAGGATACTGTAAAACAATTATTAAATCTTGTTTGGTTTTGTAGAAAAGTAAATATTCCATTTGATGTTTATTGTTTTACAAATGAATGGTATCGTAATGCTGATGATGATCGTATTCCACAAATACCTTATGGAGAACTTTTACATCAGGAAATGGTTGAGAATGAATTAGTTGTTGAAAACTATTTCAATCTTTTGAATGTAATATCAAGTGAATCATCATTAGTAGATTTTGAGAATCATTGTAGGAATCTTTATTGTCTTGCTAATGATACATATAATCATCCTAGATTATGTCTTTCTGGTACTCCATTAGACCAAACTTTAGTTACATTACATACTTTAATTCCAGATTTCAAAAAGAGAACCAATATAGAAAAATTAAATGTTATAGTTCTGACTGATGGAGAATCTCAATCTATTTCATATAATAAACTGTATGATAGGTATGATGATGAATCGCATATGGGCCAATCTGGGATTCATTATGATTGTGTTTTAAGAGATCGTAAACTTGGTAGAACTTATATTGTTAGTGATAACTATGGTAGAATGACTAGACCTTTATTACAAAATCTTTCTGATAAGTTTTCAGATGTTAATTTTATTGGGATTAGATTATTAAATGGTAGTGAAGCACGTAGATTTATTGGTCATAGTTCTGGTTATTCATATGATGAAACCGACAAATTAATGAAGAAATGGAAAAAAGAAAAATCTATTGCTCTAGATAATACTGGGTATAAAAAATACTTTGGTATGTCTTCATCAGCTATTGCAAATGATGGTGAATTTGAGGTAGATGAGGATGCAACAAAAGCTCAAATTAAAAGAGCATTTGTTAAATCAAGAGGTGCTAAAAAGTTAAACAAAAAAATCTTATCACAATTTATGGAGTTGATAGCCTGAAATGAAACTAGGAGTTATGTGTTCTGGAAGTGGATCCAACTTTGAGAACATCGTCCGTACTTGCACTAAAGATGAAGTTGTGATTATGATTCACAACAAAAAGAAATGTGGTGCTGCTAAGAGAGCTGATAAATTAGGAATACCTCATTGTCATATTGATAGTAAAGAAGAAGATAATATTATTAAATTATTAAAGGCATGGAATGTTGATTTAGTTGTACTTGCAGGATGGATGAGGATTGTATCTCCTAACTTAATAGATGCATTTCCAAAGAGAATTATAAATCTACATCCCTCTTTGCTTCCTAAATATAAAGGATTACATGCAATTGAACAGGCAATGGAATCTGGTGATAAAGTTACTGGATGCACTGTTCATTATGTAAATGAAGAGTTGGATGGTGGAGAGATAATACTTCAACAAGAAGTTCCTATTCTGCCTGATGACGATATTAAATCTTTAACTAAAGCTATTCAACGCCGTGAATATTACATTTTACCAAGAGCAATTGAACATGTTAAGCACGAGATACAGGTTGGAACTTACTGATATATGCTGTCGCATGATCACTAACGACGGTGTACCAGTTTCTTTAAAAGAGAGGATCTGGATGAATAAATTATGTGAGAAAAATTTACATGCAAGAGAACTTGCAGGTGCTTTATTATGTCCTGATAAAATAGAAGACCGTGACCACGATTGAAAGACATTCATACGAAAAAATAAATGATGAATGGAAAATAATAAACACTGTAAAATTACATTACAATCGTATACCTTATAGTTTGTCGTCTCTTTCTTTTTGTAGTACTAAATTGGAAGAGTGTCTTACTCCTGATTTAATAACAAAGAAATATAGAGAAGAGAATAAAAATAATCCAATGTATGGTCATTGTTATCATACAACTCAGGCTATGTTTTACCTTTTAGATACTAATACATTAGATATAATGTGTGGTACTGATTGGAGAGATGATAAACATTGGTGGTTAAGAGATAGGGAAACTGGTTAT